TGCGTATAGAGAATGGCATGTTGACGGTTGCTCCTAAAGATGTTGATGCTTTAGAGGAGCTTTTATTTTCCAGCGTTCTCGCGGATGGCGCGCTTAGTGTTCCTCCGCGTCTGCGCAAGGGAGATGTGTTCACTCGGTTCGCGGCCATAGAGGAACAGCCAGCCGCTCAATATTCAATTGCCCGCCCCCGTTTAAAGAAAATAAGAGCGGGCGAGTATGAATACAGCGGGTATAATATTGAGTATCGGCCTATAGCAGATGACGGGCATGGTGAATGGGACATAACTCCTCCTGGCGATGATTCTCCCTCAGACGTTACTAGGACGCTACGCGAGGCTAAAGAACTGGTCGAATGGTGGGATGCTCGTGATGCTCAAGAAAGATCAGAAGATCAACCAGCCGCTCAATATTCAATTGCCCGAAAAGCCGCTACCGTCAAACGCGCCCCCGATTTCTCAGAAACTGGAGAATATATAGTTACGCTTGGGGATGGCTCGACTGTACGGATTTTCCGAGATACTGAACAATTTGGTTATGCTGTATGGCATAGGGCTGATGGCTTAGACCGTTTAACGGGTATCGGATTCACCAAAGCAGAAGCGGTTGCCACTTTGGAACAGCAATATTTGGATCAACAGGCACCCCAGTATTCATTTAAGAGGCGCGAGGTAGAGTCTAAGGACGTTCAGAAAAGACACCTTTCCGAAACGGAATCATGGTTCTCTAGGTTGGCAAAAGAGCTTGGCTATTCCCGTATACCAGCGGATGCATTTAAAATTGAGCATCTTGTAACGCCCCAACTTAAAAATGACGCCTCTTTAATATGGAATGGCAGGGCGTGGCCTGTGATTATACACAGAGGTGTTAATAAGAAGATTGAAGGTCGAGACAAGGGCTTTGGGCTAATTCACGCTAACCGTCACCGCGCCGAAATAGTTGAAAATACACCGGCAAATAGTGTCTCTGATTTTGTTGAGATTGTTATGGGTGCGTATTGGCCTCATAGAGATGGGCAGGCGCGGGACCAGCAAGTTGATGATCAAGCCAAAAATTTCCAGCTTCTCAGGCAGGAAAATGGACTCATCAAGCTAAGGTGGGACAATCCAGAATGGAAATATCCCTCCACGCTTATATTCCGTGAAGTGCCATTTAATATGTTCTCCAACGTGGTATCGGCAAGACCAGAGCTTAAAGGCAGGGGTTATATGGCTCTTGTCACGGCCTTCCCGAACAATGCGAACAAAAAAGACGTTACCCGTCCTATGGACAGCCCAATAATTAATCCAAACGCAAGCGTTGCGGCAACGCAGGCTGCGAATGAATCAATTGCTGGAGAAAATCCAAATTCAAAACGAGAGACATTAAAACTCAGAAAGCAATACAGTCTAAAGCGTAGGTACGCGCAACTGCCACCTGAAGAGAAAGCCCTTCATAAAAAAATTATAGGTGGGTCACTCCCCGACCAAACCCTTGGAGAAAAAGTTCTGGGGATAGGAGGGCTTGATAAATACAACCCCAATAATCCGTGGGGGCGGGGTACATATTTCCGCCACCATCTTGTTGATAAATGGGCAAGTGTTTTCAAGACCGAGAAACTTGTGCAGAAAAAACGCAGGGAAGAGGGGCTGGATCACGACATTGCAACTGACTCGGCAGCTTCTGCGGCGTTTGCTCTCTTGGATAGAGCATCTGGAATAATATCTGGCATATTAACAGTTGGCCCACCAATATATGATCGTGGTCGCGTCTACGCTATCAATTCAGATAGCTTAAAGGTTTCTGCGGCAGCAGGGAAACATCAGGATGCAGTTAGGGCTGAATACCAGAGGGCTATGGATCGCCTCATAGAGGAAAGCGCTTATCAGGAAATTGTGGTTGACCCTGTTACAGGGGAACAAACAACCAAACAAATACGCTGGGAAAGTGCGGATGAGGTGGAAGGGCTTCTTGATATTCTGAATCCTCTGGAAAGTAAGGGGTTGTTAGAATCGTTTCTTCTCTACTCCATCGGCAAACGCGCCCAGAGGTTTAACGCTGAGGGGCGTGAAAAAACCCTGACAGATGCAGATATTGAGGCAGCATTAGCAATCGGGGAAAAAGACCCTGCCATCAAACAAGCGCACAGGAAATACCAGCTTTGGAATAATTCTGTTGTAAATATGATGGTGGACGCAGGGGTCATTTCCCAAGACATGGCGACACTCTGGAAACAAAATGCAGACTATCTCCCCTTTTATAGGGAACTTTATGAGGATGCGGGCGTTGCCTATCAACTGGTATCGGGCGAAGGAACCCCCACTAAAGATGTGCTTTACAAGACGCTGGATGACAACAGAAACAATAAAATGTTCCAGAGCTTTTGGCAGACAAAACAACCCCGCGAACTCAAGGGGGGTAAGCCAGTCTATTGGGTCATGGTCAATGATGTTGCCGACAGCGGAAGGTACACTTCGCGTGACAGCAAACAATTACAGGATAGATTGCAAGCGCTAAAAGAACTGAACCCCCGTGCCAATGTAAGAATTGCGGTTGATAATCAGAGGATTGCCGATCCTCTTAACAACATCTTACAAAATGCCAGCGCTGCTGTAACAGCCTCCATGCAAAACATTGCTGTAAGCCGTGCAATCAGGGATATGCTTTATCTCAACCTTGCCGCCTCCATTCCAGAGGATAACAGGGAACCTCATCCCAACAGGCTCGGTGTCCGAATTAAGGGTGAAACAAAATGGTTTGAGGTTCAAGACAGCATGTTGGTGAATGCCCTTCGGGCAACAGGCGATGTTAATATGCCGTTTCTTGAGCTTCAGGCTGCACCAGCCCGTTTCTTGCGCGAGATGGTGACCAAAGACCCGTCCTTCATGGCAGCAAATATGTTGAGGGACACGCTCTCGTCGTGGGTTACATCAGGTATAAAGGTACGTCCTGTCATTGGCACTCTAAAGGGATACGGCGAGGCTTTGATGGGATCATCTTCTGCAAAAGCCCTCATTTCGAGCGGAGTTGTCGGCGGGTACGAATTTAAGGGTGACTCCAAAAATGTTATGCAAGCCTTCCGCAAGCACCAGAAGCTGAAAAGCCCAGTGCGCCACCCGTTTATTTCCATGTGGAACACGCTGGACAATATTAGTGGTGCGTCTGACTCCTCCACAAGAATAGCTGTTTATAACAGGGTACTCAAGGAAACGGGGGATGAGACAAGGGCCATTGTTGAGGCGCTGGAGATAATTAACTTTTCGCGCAAGGGCGCACATTCAAGTATGCGCTATCTGACCGCCGTTGTGCCGTTCTTAAATGCTCGCATCCAAGGGCTTGATGTCCTGTACCGTGGTGCAAAGGGCGATATTGGTTCTGTTGACCAAGCAAAACGAAGAAAGAGGTTTTACTTCAGGGCGCTGACGATCGTTTCCCTGACCGCTGCTTACCACATGGCGCAGAACAGAGGAGACGAAGAAGATAATCCCTGGTATCACAATGCTCCTGAGCATGTGAAAGACAATTATTGGATTATTCCACCCACATGGTTTGGCGGTACACGGGATAGTTCAGCCTTCCGTATGCCGATTCCGTTTGAAGTTGGGGTTCTCTTCAAGGTTATCCCTGAAAGAATTATGCAACTTATTGAAGGCTCAACAGACGGGCGTGAGATTGGAAGAGCATCGTGGAGACATCTTACCACCACATTTAATGTGTCTTTCCCACAGTGGTTCCAGCCCGCCTTTGAAGCAATGATGAATAAAAACTGGTATACAGGTCGTGAAATTGTCACCTACTGGCAAGGACGAAATGAGAGTTGGATGGCAAATCCTGATTATGCATCCCCCGCTGCGATTGCCTTATCCGAAGCACTTGATGAAAATTTAGAGTTGCGGGTTGATGCGGAAAAAATTGACCATGTTGTGCGGGGATACATCGGAACTCTTGGAAGCTATGCGCTTATGCTGGGAGATTCTGTGAGCCGAAAGGCAATAGGTCTGCCTGAACGCGCAGCGAGGTCCATATATGAAGAGCCTGTTATTGGCAGGTTTTTGCAGGAGTCAGAAGGGAAAGGACCGCTTCACACTTTCTACGACTTAAAGACTGAACTGGACATTTTTGTTGAAACACTGAACTCCCTCATAGAGGGCGGGGATTTAAATAGAGCAGACAAGTATCAACTGTCACGCCTGAACCTGGCGATGCATCAACCAGTAATAGAAGCGTTACGCGAAGAGATAGTTGCCTTGAGAGTTTTCCGTAAACAACTGGTCAATGACAGGTCTCTTACCCCAGAAGAAAGACGGGATAGCGTTAGGGGAGTTGACACACAAATCAACGAACTTCTCCATTCTCATAACATCAAAAAACTGAGAACAGAAGCATTGACCAGACAATGAATATTTCTCAGCTAAAAAAACAGCTTATCGATCACGAATCAATGAAACTTGAACTCTATAAATGCACGGCGGGTTTTTGGACGATTGGCGTGGGGAGAAATTTATCGAGCAGGGGCATCTCTGTAGAGACCGCTGTTGATATGTTGGACGAAGACATAGAGATATGTATCTCAGAATTGGATAAGGTCTTTCCTTGGTGGCGTAGGGGGAATGATGCAAGGCAACATGCACTTATAGATTTACACTTTAATCTTGGCATTAACACGTTGTTATCATTCAAGAAAACGATGAATTTGTGGGAAGAAGCCGTTCATGGTAAGGTAAATTGGTCGCAGGTAGCAGACGAACTTTTAAACTCTAATTACGCAAAACAACTGCCTAATCGCAGTAAAACAATTGCGACTATGATTGAAACAGGGGAGCTTCAGTAGAGGCCAAGGAGATAGAATGGATATTGCCAAGTGGATGATGAGCCGAGCGTCGGAGCCATCAACGTGGGCAGCAGGAGCGGCTGTCTTTATTGGTGTTTCGGTGATTGTAGATAATTTTTGGGTTGCCGTTGCTGGCATAGCTGTTGCTGGCATAGCTGTAATCTTGCGCGAAAGGGGCGTGATCTAAATGCTTCCTGCCCTCATCCCCATCGCCATAACCTTGGCCTCCGAGTTTCTTCCTGATCTTGTCGGGAGCTTGGTCGGAAAGGACGCTGAAAAGGTTGCAGAAAAGGTGGTGAATGTGGCCTCCTCTATTACGGGGACAAACATATCCTCCGAAGCGGAGGGGATTGAGGCCATCAAGAAGTTCCGTGCAAATCCAGATTTGCAGATCGAATTACAGATGCAACTCAGCCATGAGCGGCTTGAGTCTGCGAGAACACACGCTCAAGATAGGATGTCAGCAAGGACTATGGCTGGGAGGTCACCCCTCCACGCATGGGCGGTGTGTGCAATGTCAATTCTCATTGTGATTGGGTTTAGCATAATGCTGTGGCTCATCCTGGCCGATCCAATCCCTGACGGAAATTCTGAAATCATCTACATATTGTTAGGTACGCTCGCGGCTGCATTTACGCAAACATGCAATTTCTGGCTGGGTAGTAGCAGGTCCAGCCAAGAGAAAACCGACCAAATTACTCAGTTAAAGAAGTAATATTGATTGGCCAATGCTTATTATTGAAAGAAGCCGAGTGCAATCAGGCCGCTATAGATAATCGTTCCGTTACAGTTTTTAAATAATCTGGCGAAAATTTCGCGTACACCTTTTCTGTTATTCTACTGTCCTTATGCCCCAGTAATCTTGAGACATCTATAAGTGGTGCGCCGTCCATCACAAGATGAGACGCAACAGTATGCCTCAGAACATGAGGCGTAACACCAATCAGGTCAGCTTCCTCGACCATCTTATCCCACGACTTCCTGAAATCACGAATACGTCTGCCGTTTTTGTTAATGACATACGGGCAATCACTTTTGTATTGTTCTAAGAACTGACGCAACTCTACGCCAAGGGGGACAATGCCTCTGTTTTTTCTTCTGGCGTGGTCTGGTGACGAAGGGTCATTGAAATCAACAAACCCCTGATCCCAGAAAATCTGGTCTTGCCTCAGACCCAGAATTGCTTCTTTACGTTGACCTGTTAAAAGAGCCACCCCGACAAATGCATACAGGTGTGGGTATTCTTTTGAGACTTGAATAAGGCGTTTACACTCGTCTTTAGTTAGGAACCGCTGCCTCGCTTCTGGTATCGGCAGTCGGGCAATAACAATTTGCTGGGAAATATATGATTGTTTGTTTGCCCACCGCAGAGCAGCAGATAGAACGCCTAATTCAAAATTTATTGTTCCAGGTGCGACCTGGCTTGCCCGAAATTTTGTGTATTTTGAGATATGCTGTCCTGTAAGGTTGCCAACCCTAACCTTGCCAAGAAGGGGCTGCATATTCTTCCAAGCGGATTTTGACCTCGATACTGAAATAGTACCATTTCGGTGCTGATTGAAATATTGTTGGACAACTTCTTCGATAGTCGCTAATCTTGTTTTGTTCATCTCGGCTCCTTTAGGACTGATAAGAGATGGGCGTCACCTCAGAGGGGGAGTCTTGTCAACTCCCCCTCAATTCTTTCCACGACACTTCATCAACCAATCTTTGTACCCCTTTTTATCAAGGCTATACCAGCCTTGGTTTGTGGTTAAATTGAAAATCCAGAATCTCGTCAGATCGTGCTTGAACAGCACAATAATGCAATTAACACCCAAAAGCGCCGCAAGTTTAGTTGCGGTCTTCCGTTGTGATTTGGCAAACCTTTCCAGTATGGCAGCGAAATAGTTCTGTGTTGGCTCTATGTCATGGTCATACCGCGTAAGCTCCAACATTAGAACGGGAACAATTTCACCATCTATGATTCTATACTCGACTTGGTCGATATCTTGGCAATAGGTTCCTGCGTCAATTGTTCTGCGCCAATCTGTATAGATTAAGGAGCGATCTTCTCGCCCCCTTTTACGCAAGTTTGGCATTTAATTCTTTTTCTTATTCACTAGCTTCAGAACCCTTGTACTGCACAGCGCTACTGGCTTTGCCCCATAGCTTTTTTGCGTCCCCATACAGGGTATCGTGAGTATGACCGCCATCATAAAATCCGCTCAATCGGCATGAATAATCGTTATCTAGGGAGCGAAAATCATAAAGCTGATCATTGTTGGGAACAGAGTTGCAAGCCAGTGGCGTGTAATCCCAAACCCACCCATCTCCTCCTTTTTCTCCAAGTGGCCCCTCTCCCCACCGCTCCCCAAGCCATCCCAGATAAGCGACCGATTCATTAACGCCATACTCATAGCTCTCACGCCCCTCCAAAAGCCCCTCTCCGAGCAATAAAACTTCGCCCGAATTTTTGCTTTCTTTTGAGGCGTGTTGAATTTTATTGACTGTCGCCTGACAAAACTTAGTGATCGGCTTAACCTCAACAAAAACGCTGGTGCCGTGATAATAATTACCTTGTGGAGCGCGGCTAGTCAGCCGAAAATCTGGAATCCAGCCATTAAGGTCAACTGGCTCATATTCCCAGTCCCATTTACAGACATCAAAAAACGCTGCCCAGCGGGCCTCCAGCCGCGATCTAAACGTATGTCCAGCATATTTGGTAGGAATCGCTTTATGTGTCATAGCCCTTAACTCCTGTTTTCCTGACGAACTTTGCGCGGAGGAACACGCCGCCTAGCCACGCCTTCGACGTAAGACTCTCCAATAACACCCAGAAGCGCCGTAAGTAAGTCTATCTGAAGTGTCATATCCCCACTGTGGATCACCGCGTCCGAGGGGGGAGATGATTGGTCGTAAGGGTGGGCAAATCTTAACTTCATTGCCCTTTAACCACTCTTCTACGTCCGTCTTATCTCGCTCTTTACTGGGACTGCCGTTTTTTTTAACCCAATTTCTCATCTTTTTTGCTTTTTTATAGACGCGAAAACTGGCTTGATTTGCCTCTTGGGCTTTGGTTTGGCTGCTATTTTTTTTCATTTTCCAATCTCTCTTTAACTTTCTCAGCAGCAACTTCTCCAAGTGTTTTACCGCTTGCGTACTTCGTGTGAGAAAATTCTTTTCTCAGGGCAGCGAGAGCAGCTTCAATGCCGTCAGAAAAACCACTACCAGTTTGCTGGACAATACTTATTCCATTGTCGAGATAGGACTTCACCGCTTCCCGAATAACAGTGGGTGCGGAAACGCGCATCTCACTAGCTTTTTTTCTGACCCTCTCCACCATCTCGGTGGTGAACGTAAGGTTGTACGTCTTGCTTTTTTGTATCTTGTGGGGTCGTCCCTTGGCTCCGCTCATATTCTTCAATGTCCCTTTTCAATCCTTCATAAATGAAATCGCTCACTGATGCATATCCAGCGATGTCCTCGTGGCTTGATGTTGATGGCTTATGTTGACATCGCGCAAACTTTACAAGATTCATCATCATGGAAGCGTCATACGGTGTAATTTCTGGTCCCCATAAACGGTTTTGAAGCCATACATTCCACAGGTCGGCTATCCGCATGTGATTAAGAATAGGATCGCCATAGCTACGGCTTCTGTCGCTTGAAACAATTCCACTCACACGGTCAAAAAATGATTTCAAAGTACTACTCGGTTTCATCTTCTTTCCTCCCCATCAGTTTACCCGATTCAAAAACCTCTTTTATCTGCTTGAAATGTTCCGCAGTTTGCTCTTCTTCGCCAATTTGTCTTCTCGAATCGATACATAACAGTCGTCTGAGCGCATTCCCAGCAGCCCCCTCATTTAGTTCGGTGGCGCATCCGCTATCGACCAGCCATTGCTGGAATTTCTCATCGCGACAAAGCATTCCAGCGGCTTGAACAAGTTGGCTGTTTTCCATCTGAATCCTCGGAGGAATAATTGCCTCGTCATCACCAAGCCTGACGAGAGCAGCCATGTATCTGGAACCAATTGGGTCTGCCAGCAAATCTCTGGGAACCTCGTTAGGATGCAAAGAAACAGTCAGACTAATATGCTCCTTCGTTTTTCGCATACTCTGAAAAATGCATTCAAACTTATAGGCGCTTTGTCTGATTTTATTACTGATTTCAGTCATATTCCTTCATATTCCTTAAACCCCTCATTCAGTTTAGCTAAAAATTCCGACATCCATTCAATGGGATCAACACCCTGAGATGCCCACCAAGACTTTTCGCCTTTTCCGTAGGCATGAAGCTCCATGTGATGGTCATGGCAAAGGGGAACCGTATTCGCGTCACTGACTTTTTTCCCCATCGCCCGTGGCTCCGAGAACCTAAGATGATGGGCGCAAGAGTAGGGGCTACCGCATATAAGGCACGGTTGCCCCCTAACCCTTGATAAATGCTGGCTAGAACGGTATGTCATCGTCTAGATCAGGGACTTGACTTACAGCTTGTGGAGCCTCTTGTTTGGGCTCGGCCTTATAGGGTTCGCTGCACCAAGCGGAAAGGTAATCGCCCGCCTTGGCGGAATCTCTGATGGTCGCAGCAAAGCCGACATTGACCTTGCCATATGCGTCTTCGCTGGCGTTCTCAAACGCTCTCTTCAAGTATTGCATGAGAGCATTTGCCTCTGACTTGGTAAAACCAAGGGTACCAGTCATGTCGGGTGCGTTGTCGTAGGCTTTTTCGCTTCTTGCAGATTGAAAATTTAGTTTGTCCAGTTTGCCTTTATTTCTGAACAACACTCCTGATCCAAAGGTTGGATTTTTCGCCATTTTTCTCTCCTATATTTCGATTGTTTGATGCCAGATATTCCCACGGTTCGCCGTCGCCTTTGCGTCCTTGAACATGCCAAGGATCGTGGCGTGGGTTTCGGGACTTGAGGCCATGATTTTCTCAAATGACGCAACATTGGTGCGCCAAAAACCAGCAATAGATGACACCACCTTTTTCCTGTCAGTCTCCAGTTGTGGATCACCTACTCGCGGCATGAATGTTTCGATGACTTTCAGAACCAAATCGTAGTCACCTTCTTCGACAGGAGCGGCGAGAACTATCTTCCCGTCTTTTTCAGCAACAGGTTTTTCTGGATGACCCAGAAAGGCCTCGCGCCACTCCGCTATGGACTTTTGTTTGGCCTGTTCTTCTGCCTCTTTTTTAGGTTTTTCGCCATCGAACTGAATAATCGCTGCTCGCTCCTCTTCATCGTCGCTTAAACCTGCCAGCAAGGGGGCTGGCTTTTCGTCTTCTGTATCAGGAGGCAAGTCCTCACCCGCATAGAGATAAGACGCAAGTCCATGAAATGCGATTGCTTTGACTAAGCATCTCTGGAGCGCCGTGTTCACTTCCATTGAGTCAGGCTTCTGGATGCTCTTGTTATGATGGTTGGTGACTGGATATGTCTCACTTATCGATTGTCCATCCACCGTCACCGTCACCCTAACGTAGGCATTGCCCTGCTTGTCCATCGCATAAGGCAGTGAATAGGACGGATCACCCATATTAAACCAGTGCTTTTCAAAAGTTGCGTCTGGGCAATGTTCCTTGAGAGTCGCCCACGCCCATGCCCATGACAGGTAATTGAAATTACCCTTCTTTTCGACATGCTCAGAGCAGTCTATCTTTGAAAGCCTGCCCCACAGGCTTATCGACTTATCATCATCTTTCTTCTTAGCTGTCATTTTCCACCTCTTTGTTAAGTTGATTGCAAAAATCTGCAACTCGACAGTAATTGTTTTCACATCTGGTGTATGTTTTGGGTCTTTCGATCAGCACCCTATCCTCTGATTCGCCAGCAAATATTTG